ACTTCCTGACGAAAACAATATTGTTTTAAAATCTACACTACTGCCAAAATACGAATCAACAACAGCAGCAGGATGTGATGTAAAAAGTGCTAGTGATCGTACTATTAAATTAATTCCTAATGAAACAGTATTAATACCAACAGGTTTAGCAGTTGAAGTTCCAGATGGTTATGAAATACAAGTTAGACCTAGAAGTGGTTTAGCTCTTAATCATGGTATTACAGTATTAAATACACCAGGAACTATAGATTCTGATTATAGAGGAGAAATAGGAGTAATTTTAATTAATCATGGAAAAGAACCATTTTGGATTAGACATGGAGATAAAATTGCTCAATTAGTATTAAATAAAGTAGAACAGATAGAATGGAATCCGGTATTATTTTTAACAGAGACAGAACGTAATACTGATGGATTTGGTTCAACAGATAAAAAATAAAATATGTTTGGAGTAACAGAAAATACATTATGGGTAGAATCCTTCCGCCCAGATACAATGGATGGATATATTGGTAATGAACATATTATTGATAAAGTTAAAATATTCATTAAGAATGGAGATGTTCCACATTTATTATTCTTTGGTCCTGCTGGTACTGGTAAGACAACATTAGCAAAAATTATTGCTAATAGTGTAGATGCAGATATGATGTATATAAATGCCTCAGATGAAAATTCAGTAGATGCTGTACGAGATAAAATTAAACGATATGCTTCAACAGTAGGCTTTAAAAGATGGAAGATTGTTATATTAGACGAAGCAGACTATTTGACACCAAATGCTCAAGCTGCTCTACGTAATTTGATGGAAACATATAGTAAAACTACTAGATTTATATTAACATGTAACTATGTAGAAAAAATTATAGATCCAATTCAAAGTAGATGCCAGACATTTGCAATAACTCCGCCTAATAAAACTGACGTAGCAAAAAGATTAGTTACAGTTTTAGATGAAAAAGGTGTAACATATAATGTTCAAGATATTGCAGCAATTATTAATGCATCATATCCAGATATTCGTCGAGCAATTAATGCAGCTCAAGCTTCAGTAGTAGACGGTACATTGCAACTAGATAAAGCAAGTGCTATTCAAGCAAATTATATGACTGAAGTATTAGAAATGCTTAAAACAGCAAAAGACAAAAAAGCAACTTTTAATAATATTAGAAAATGTATTGCAGATAGTAAAGTAAAAGACTTTACACCATTATATACTTTTTTATATGATAATCTTGAAGAATTTGCTACAGGACATATTGCAGCAATTATATTGATTATTGCAGAAGCACAATTTAAAGATGTTACAGTTGTAGACAAAGAAATAAACATAATGGCTATGTTTGTTAATATCATGAATGAATTATAATAATGGCAGAAAAAATAATTAAAGGACCAATAGCTATTGTGTTTAAGACATCAAATCGTAGTAATGCTAGGACGAAGATAAAAACATATAGAAAAAAAAGTATCGACGATATTTTATCAGCAAAAAAATTAGTTGGTATTCCTAATAATGCTATAATATTAGAAATGGGTATGGGTACAGCATTAGAAGATCAATACAGAAAAAAATATAAATTATAATGGCAACTATATTTGATTTTATTAATGGAGTAACCTCAAAAAAGAAATTGTGGGATGAATGGACGGATGTTGAGCAGAAAAAGTTTTCTCCGTTTATTGTAAATAGATGGTTATCAATGAGAATGGAGTTAACAGATCTAATAAATGAACTTCAGAGTTATACTATAGGACAACTTAAGCCTCGTGATACTTATAAATTATATCATGACTTACTTCCAAATAATAAAGCATTTGCTAAATATATAAAAGGTAAAAAATCAGATAAATATGATGTTAAACTAATTCAACAATTAGCAGAACATTATCAAATTAGTAAGTCTGAAGTTACTGAATATTTAGAACTATTAACTAAAAATGATTGTGATCAGATATTAACATTATATGGTTATACCACAACTGAAAAGAAAAAAATGTTAAAAGGAATAAAATGAAAAAAGTAGAAATAAAAATTGGTGGTACTGGTCATGAAATTACTAGAAGTAAATTTACTTGTGAAGAAATTAAAAAAGTTAAAGATTACTGTAAAGAACATAATAAAGATATAGAATCAGTATTAACTAATGAATTAGAAGAAATCTTAGATGATCGTGGTTATTGGTATGATTGTGATGACTTAGGACATTTTATGGGTGGTCATTTAAGTTGTAAATTATATGTAACGGTTAATGAAGATGAATACGAATTTGAATCTACAGATGCTAAAATAGAACTTAAATCAGACGACTATCCAATTATAGATGATGGTGTAATAATAAGTTTTATAACTTTGGAAAAAGGAATCTTAAATACTTGTGAATTTGAGATTAAAGATGATGCGGAATTTGATATAACTAAACTTAAACTAATTGTTAAACAAATAGAGACTACTGATAGTTATTTTGAACTTATACAAGAATTATATTATGATAATGAACCATTAAATGGTGATGGCTTTACTGATACTGATGGGAAAGCTTTTTACGTAGAAATAGAAGAATGTAACGAAGATGAATAAAATGAAAAAAATTATAAAAGATAAATCAAGAGTAGAATTTCAAGAAACAATATCAATAAACGAACCAGCTGTTGAATATTGTGAAAGAACGTATCCTAAAACGTGTGAAGAATTTAAAAAAATAATGCAAGAACAATACGTTTTATTTTGTAAAAAACAAAAAAATTATGGACCAGGAAATATATCAGTAGGAACTGATTTAAAATCTGATGAAGATGTAAAATTATCATTAACAGGTTTATGGTTCAGAATGAATGATAAAATTCAAAGATTAAAACAATTAATTGTATTAGGACATAAGGATACAGTTGGTGAATCAGAAAAAGACACATTCCAAGATTTATCAGTTTATGGTATCATTGCTCAACTAGTTTCCACTAAAATATGGGGCAAGTAATTTGGTAAATACAAATATTTTTCTTATATTATAAATAAAAAATGGCAAACCACGTTCATACCAATATTATTATAAGATTTGAAGATGAAGAATCTTGTCGAAAGTTTACATATGACATATTACAATATGATAAATGGATGCGATATCCTGAAGATTCAACCCAAACATATTGGGAACGTATTGAAAAACTTCGAGATGCATATTTTAAAATTATATGTCCCGATGTAGAAGAAACACGTGCTGATTATATTGAAAAACTTGGAGCAAAATGGATTAGTCTTGATGACATTGATTTTGATGATCTTGAAGTAACATTAAATATACATTCTGCATGGAGTCCTGCATTTGGATTATTTGAAAGAATATATGAAAATGTTGCTAAAATTGATTCTGAAGCTAGTTTGTTAATTACATGGGAAGATGAAGGATTTAATTTTATTGGAGCTGCTTCATATAATAAAAATGGAGATGATTGGGAAGAATATGTTCCAACCGAAGAAGAAATTGAATTATTAACATATGACGACCCAGAAGAAGATAAAAGTGATGAATTTTATGAAGCAATAGCAGATCATATGTGTAATTTAACAGATACTGTATTATATAATACTAGTTTCGGAACTAGTCAGAATGATGATAATTAATGAACAGAGAAAATAATTATATAAATCCTGTATATAAACTATCCGTTCGTGATCCTAAATCTGTCCCTAGACGTATTTCATATTCACAATGGTCAATGTATGAACGATGTCCTTTAAATTGGAAATTAGCATACATAGATGGATTAGCACCATTTCAATCATCAATCAATACTGTGTTTGGTACTGCATTCCATGAAACTATTCAATATTTTCTAACGATTATGTATACTGAATCAGTTAAGGCAGCTAATCAGATTGATTTATCTAATTTATTATTAGAAAATTTAAAAAAAGAATATTCCAAATGTATTGCAGATAATAATGGCGAACATTTTTCTAATCCATTACAATTAGCAGAATATCATGAAGATGGTGTTGCTATATTAGAATGGTTTAAAAAACGTAGAGGTAGATATTTTTCAAGTCGTGATTATGAATTATTAGGTATTGAAATGGAACTATGTACGCCAGCATCTTCAAAAAATCAATCAGTATATTGGTATGGTTTTATGGATTTAGTTATACGACATATACCTACTAATACTATAGAAATATTTGATATTAAAACTAGTATGATGGGTTGGAATAAATACCAAAAGGCAGATTCATTAAAGTCAGCTCAGTTAGTTACATATAAAACATATTTTTCAGAACAATATGGTATTCCAAAAGAAAATATCAATGTAGAGTTTTTTATTGTTAAACGAAAGTTATTAGAAAACTCAATGTTTCCACAAAAACGTATTCAACAACATCGACCTGCTTCTGGCACTGTTACTCAAAGAAAAATACAAAAGCGTATAGACAAATTTGTAGAAACATGTTTTGACGCCGAAGGCAATAAAAATGCAGATATAAAATATTTAGCAATTGCCGGAAAGGGTGCCAAACATTGTAAATGGTGTCCATTTAAAACTGATTATGAAAATTGTCCTAAAGAAAATAGGATTCGTGAATAAAATTTTATAATATATTATATATGTATAAACCGTATAAACATAAGCATCGTTACGTGTATAAATTTTTATTAGCTAAAAATAAAAATGATTTTAATGGTACGTATCATACCCAAGAATATGTTTTATGCACTGATATTGATGGACCTAATAATAAACAAAACAGAAAATTATTAGAAAAGATGTTACGAGTAGCTTATAATTTTTACCCTAAAT